CAAAACGCAGGGGCAGACCCAGAAAGGAGCCTATGACAAACCTCTAATCTGGCTTGTCACCAGATCCCGAAAGTGGGGAAAATTACTTCGGCACTTCTGGGGAATTTTACTTCGGCATTGACACATGCGCACGAAACTCTGATCGGATCGGGGTGGTGTCATGGTTCAATTCTCCCGCCACTCAACCAAGCTTCGCGCCCCAAAGGGACGTGTGATCGGCCGCGAAATATCCGTCCTGCGCGCGAAAATACCCCTGGAGCTCAACCGTATCGCCCGCCGTCAGCGGCACCACCGTCTGCAGCCAGAGGGCCGTGGCTTCCGAGACATGCGCACCACTGGTCTCGCCGTAGGAACCTCGGATTTCACTTGTGCCATTCAACACGAGCCGCCCGCTCATCCGCGCCGACGTGCTGGCGTTCACCTTATAAAGGAGCGTGGCACCAAAGAGGTAGATCCCGTCGATGGGTGCCACGAAGCGGTTGTTCGCGGCGTCGAAGGCTCCCTGGTCGTCATAGTCGGTGTTGTTGATGGCGATCTTCGTCCAAGACCCGACGCCGACATAGTTGTCGTAGTTTGTGTAGGCCTTGAACCGCGGCAGCCGGGGCTGGTCGACGATGCCGGTGACGTTGTTGACGCTGAGCCCGTCGAAGAAGGTGCTGCCGTCGGCCGAGACCGCGAGGCGGAAGCGGTCGGAGCCGAACAGCCCTACCAGCGCCTTGGTCACGAAGCCCGTCTGGAGCGTCAGCCCGAGATCGTCGCCAGACGCCTCCTTGTTGATCGTGTAGAACAGATCGCCGGTGCCACCCTCGGCCACGGTCTTTGCGGTCCAGAGCGCCGCGTTGAGCTTGGCCGCGAACGGGTTCGACGCATCCGCCGTCGTGCCGAGCCCGAGGAGCGCCATGTTCTGCAGCGCCGCCGGTGTGGTCCCGACCCAGCCCGCGCCATCGTAGACCAGCAGCAGCCCCTCGTCCTCGACCCATGCCCGCCAGCCTGTTCGTGGCGGCAGGCGCAGCCAGGCGCCATCGGTCCACAGCGCGACGTTCAGATCCCACCCCGCCCAGTCTCCCGTCGCGCCTGATGCGACGATGTATCGGTCGCCATCGGCGGGGCTGCCAGGCGGAGCGGTCAGGTCGCGGTCAAGAACCGAGAGTTGCACCAGCCCGTCGAGGATCCTCAGGGCCTCGTTGTGGGTGACATGCTTCTGGGCCTGCGCCGCAAGGATGTACGGTAGCAGCAGGTTCGTGGTGGCGTCGGACATGGAAAAGCCTTCAGAAGTTTAGCGAGACGGTTTTGGGTGCACCCCGCCCGGTCAGGGCGGAGAGCTGGAAGATGCGTATTGTCAGCGTGTCGCCGGGCGTGAGCAGCCCACCCCAATCGGCGGTCTGGTCGCCGGAGTTGTAGACCGCGCTGGTGGTGGCGGTGCTCAGCATCCGCTTCACGGTCGCGCCGTCGAGGATCTCCACCTCATAGGCTTCCAGTTCCTCGGCCAGCGGCACCGCGAGCCCGCCCCAGCTGTCGGCGGCGAGCGCGCGGGAGCGGCGCGTCCAGCGGATCGTCAGATCGCCGGGCGTGCGAGGCCTGCGCCACGGCTGCGCGACATGGGCGACCGAGAACGGCCGCAGCCCGGCACCAGCGGGCGTGAAAGCCTGCGCGACATAGGTCTCGTCGCTCCCAGGACTGCTCGCGGGGCCGATGCGCCAGTTCCATGGGATGCCAAGATCAGCCTCGGCGATTGGCAGCGAAGCAAGGCTGTCGTCCAACACGACGACCCGCACGCCGGCGGGCGCGGGATTGCCCATGGCGCCTTCTGTGCCGCGCTGGCCGCGCAGCAACCGGGTCAGCCGATACCGGCCCGGCGCGATGAGTTCGGCGGCGCCCGCCTGGACGATCTCCCAGATTTCCGGCGCACTCTCGATGGCCAGCGCGTTGGCGCCGCCGAACAGGGTCAGGTCCGTGACGCTCTCCAGCGTGCCGGTCAGCAGATCAACCACTATTGCATTTCCGAGGTCGAAGCGGGACGTTGGACCTCCGTAGAGGTCGGAGACCAGCGTCCCCATCCGGGCCCGCGTGCCAAACGTGGTCAGCAGCTCGAAGCCGTCCGTCGAGGGGCTGCGGAACACCCCGATTTCTCCCGGCCATGGCACGGCATGCGCCGCCGCGAACGGCCGATGCGCAGGCTGATCCTCTGTCAGCTGAGGCAAGTCGAGGAGGACCGCCTCCGGCGCGCCGAAGACGACGGCCTGCGAGAGCGCCGAGGGCCGCGGAGCGCCAGGCGGCAGGTCGTAGGCCTCCCGGTCCTGTCGGACCGCTTCGATCCCGCGTGCCTCAGCATCGGCGATCGAGACGAGCCGCAGCGTGACGGCGCGGCCGTCATGGGCAAAGGTGACGACATCGGCCGGATCGAGCGCCAGCCGCGAGGGCGGAAGCCGGAAGACCGCGCTCTCACGGCCGGTCCAGGCTTCCATCAGCGCGCGCCGGCAACGGCGTTCGGCCTCCTCGGGCGGAACGGCCATGGGAAAGGACTCCGAGGCGATGCGGGTGGTGTCAACGGTGATGCGCCGGGCCTCGACCTGCGCGGCCTCGTAATCCTCGTCGGCGCGGGCGACCTGCCATTTCAGGGCATGTGGCAGTTCCGTCTCCTGGCCGCGGGTCAGTTCGAGGACATCACCTTCGCGGGCAGCGTCCAGATCGTCCGGTTCGACGCTTGCCACAGCCGCCCGGCCGCGCATGACGAAGCGGATCAAGCCCTCGGTCTCGACAGCGTCGAAGCCGAAGTGGCGGGACAACGTGGTGATCGAAGCGCGCGGACTTTCCAGCGCGCCGATGGCATAGCCTTCGACCGCGCCCCAAAGGCCGGTGACGTCGATTAAGGTCTCGGGCAGCCCCGCGCGCGTACAGAGATGGCGGACGAGCGCCGCCAGCGACACCGCACCCAGGCGGCCCGTCAACCAGTGGCCGAGCCGCCAGTTGCCGCCGTCCGTCCAGACATCGGACAGCGCCGGGAAGAACGGATAAGGCCGCGCATCCCAAGTCCAGGCGGCGCATTCCGACACATGCACCATCCGGCCGCCGTAGACCGAGGACACCGGGTTGTTCGCGGCCTCGCCCCACCAGAGATAGGTCGCGTCGAGATAGGCACGCTGGATGGCATCGTCGCGCCAGCCCCGCGAGAAATGCGGCGTGAAGCTTTCCGACGACTTCGGGTCGAAGAAGACGTTGGGCTGGTTGGTGCCCCGGTCGATGGCGGGGCAGCCGAGCTCGGTGAACCAGATCGGCTTGGACTCTGGCGCCCATGCGGTCGGCGTCCCGCTCTCCACTCCGCCCCGGCGGTCGTAATGCGGGTTCGACCACCAGGCCCGCAGATCCTTGTAGCGGAAGACCCACGGCTTGGCCGCCCCGCCGTCCGTGATCGCGGTCCGCACCTGTGCCGACCGATCCGCGGCGCTGGCATAGAACCAATCGAAGCCTTCGCCGCCCGCGATGTTCCCCTGCAGGTAGGCCCGGTCATAGATCGCGGGCCAACCCTCCTGTGCGTCGGCATGCTCAAAGCCGTCGCGCCAGTCCGAGAGCGGCATGTAGTTGTCGATCCCGACGAAATCGATCTCCGGATCGGCCCAGAGCGGGTCGAGATGGAAGAACACATCGCCCGTGCCGTCGCCCGGCTGATGCCCGAAGTATTCCGACCAGTCCGCCGCGTAGCTGATCGCCGTCCCCGCCCCGAGGATACCGCGGACGTCGGCCGCCAGATCGCGGAACGCCTGCACCGCCGGATAGTTGGACGACCCCGAGCGGATCGTCGTCAGTCCGTGCATCTCGGTCCCGATCAGGAAGGCATCGACGCCGCCCGCCGCCGCGCAGAGATGGGCGTAGTGCAGCACCATGCGGCGCAGACCCCAGTCGTTCGCAGCGCCGGTCCAGGAGACGGTCTCGCCCGATACGGTGAAATCCGAGGGGCTGGCGCCGCCGAAGAAGGCCGACACCTGCGCGGCCGCCGGGGCGGTCATGTCGACGGTGCCGGCATAGCCTGCGGCTGGCGAACAGGTGATCCGGCCGCGCCAGGGAAAGACCGGCTGGCCCGTCTCGGCGGCGTTGCCGCTGTAGGGGGTCGGCAGCGTGTTGCCGGGCGGAACGTCCATCAGGATGAAGGGATAGAGGGTGACGCGGAGCCCGCGCGCCTTCATTTCCTTGATCGCCTGCACCACGGCGAAGTCGGCCGGCGTGCCGCCATAGACCGGCCGGTCCTGATCGTCGCGGCTGACGAGATGGGCATTGGCGCGGCTCACGCCGTTCACTGACCAGGTTTGCGGGCTCGTGGTCTTCGCCGAGACTTCGACGCCGGGGCGGATGGTGCAGTCGCCCGCGCGCAGGTCGTCGCCAAACCAGGCGACGACAAGGCTGACGCTCTCCACCTCCGGCGCCATGGCTTGCAGGCGGTCCAGCGCCACCACCATGTCGGCGGTGTCCGAGAGCGCGTTCAGGTTCTCCGGCGCCTGCGCCCCGCCGCCCCCCTTTCGAATGCCCGTCGTCGCGTAGGTGAACTCGCCCGAGGCCGGGATCATGGTGACCGCCTGCGTCAGGCCCTCCGCAGTATCCGGATCGGCCAGCGGTCGGAACACCTCGAAACTCAACTGCGGGATGCGATTGCCATAGTTCCCGAGCGGCAGGTCCTCGAAGACGACGTAGGCCGTGCCGCGATACGCGGGCGTGTTCGCCACGCCCATCTTCGCCGAAATGAACGGATCGGCCGTTTGGCCCTCGTCGCCGGGATACCAGCGCCAGGTGATCCCGGCAGTATCCAGCAGCTTACCGTCCGCCCAAATCCGACCAATGCCGGTGATCGACCCCTCGCAGAGCGCCACGGCAAAGCTGGCATAGTAGAAGTATTCGGTCGTCTTGACCTTACCGCCACCCCCGCCGCCCTTGCCGCCGCCCTGCGTGGTGGTCTTGGTCTCCTCGCGGAAATCGGTCGCCCAGATGATGTTGCCGCCGATCCGCATGCGGCCATAGAGGCGCGGGATCACCGCCCCTTCCGTGGCCGAGGTGATGCGCAGATTGTCCATCCGCGCGCCTTCGATCCGCTGGGTCGGCGCGAGGGACGAGATCATCCAGCTGTCGATGACCGAGCCGATGGTGGAGCCGATGAAGCCACCGATGGTGGCGGCGCTGACGCCGAGGATGGCGCCGCCGATGCTGCCGCCAATGGCAGCGCCAGCGGCACCGAGAACGAGGGTGGCCATGTCGGGGTCTCAGCGTTGCGGGAACAGAAAGGCGAAGGCGATGCGCCGTCGCCAGGATTGCGTGAGCGGTTCCTCGATCACGCCGAGCCGCTCGTAAGCGTGGAGGAAACTGTCGGGCGCGGTGACAATCCCGACATGCTTGGCGATGGCACGGGGCGTCATCCGGAACAGCACCAGCGCGCCGGGACCGGCCTCGGCGGAAGGCACCTCGATCATCATGGTGCGCGCGCCTTCCGCCAGCACTTCTCGCGGCCCGGTTTCGCCCCAGTCTCGGCTGTAGGGCGGGATCCGAAACGGCTCAGGACCCACAACCTCGCGCCAGACGCCGCGGGCGAGCCCGAGACAGTCGCAACCGACGCCCTTGAGGCTCGCTTGGTCGTGATACGGCGTGTCGAGCCACGACCGCGCTGCCGCGATTACCTTGTCGGCTTCGGCGGTCTTCACAGCACGCCCCCTTCGTGCCCGCCATCCTTGGTGGCATAGCGCAGGATCGCGTCCTGGCCGGGGATATGCGGGAAGCCGCGGAAGTTGGCGGTGTTGGCGAACTTCGCACCGCAGGTCTCGATCCGCTTGTCGCAGCCTGCGCGGATGGTGAAGGCGTCGCCCTCGGCAATGGCGCGCACCGGCGCTTCGAGCAGGGTCAGGATCGCGACGCCGTCCGTGACGTCATGGCCCAGCACTTCGGTGCGCCGTCCCGCATTCGCGCCGCCGGTCCATTCGACGGTGCCGAAGGTGAACCAGCCAGAGGCGAAGCCGGCGAACCCCGATGCGGTGAAGGCCCGGTCGCGCAGGAGATCGATCACCGCACCCGCAGCCTTGTACGCCGGATCCTCGATATCGATGCCGCATCGCGGATCCCCGAGCGCCGCATCGCAGGTCGCCTGGAAGGTCCGTCCGACCGTCTGGCCCAACACGTGGGCGAGCGAACGCACCTCCGCCACGAAAGCGAGCCTCCCGCGCCGGATCTGGCCGATGGCGCCGCACCGTATCAGCACGCGCTGGCTCGTATCGGCCCAGTTCACGCGCCAAACCTCGACCTCGGCGTTGTCCCAGCGGCCATCGAGGATATCGGTCTCGGTGATCCGGTCTGAGGTCAGCACGCCCTCAGCATCCTGCGCGTCGACGGACAGGTCCGAGCCCGAGCGAACCTCGGACGCCGTCAGCCCGCTCTCGGGTTCAAAGTCGGTCCCGTCGAAGCTGAGCGTCCGGTCGTGATCGGTGAAGCCGAAGGTGAAGCCGTCGGCCCGGGTAATCCGCCAGCACCACGCGAGCGTCGTCGTGCCCTCGTCGAGATGAGACTGCAGTGCGGGCGATAGGGATTTCATCGGCAGGTTCCCGTCATGCGGTCATCGAGATCGGCAATCCAGTCTGCCCACGCGGACGGCACCTCGGCGACGGTCTCTGCAGCCGGCCGGGCAAGTCGCGCCTCGGCATAGGAGGCACATCCCGCATCACCAGCGCCCATCGTTGCGGCGCAGCCGGTCAGCAGGATCGCCAGCACCGCGACCGTCACTGACTGCATCCCGCCCACGCTCGAGACGCTTGCTCTTGTCTTCCATGGCATCGCGTTCCGCCTCCCGTTTGCCTTGGCGTTCGCCTTCCGCGCGGCCCCAGACCCGGCCGAGGAAGACGCCTCCGATCGCGCCGAGACCTGCAACCAGCCAGATCAGGAACTCAGCCATCGTCGTGATCCCCGCGCGCGGCAGCGACGCAGAGGGCGACGACGAAAACGCCGAGACCCCCGCCCAGGATGATCCCTGCGAGGAACTCAAGCATCGCCGCGGAACCCGCGCTCGATCCGGTCACGCAGACCGATCAGGCCCAGTCCGAGGAACATCAGCCCCGCAGGCGAGGCGTCGCCTGAACCTGCAAGCAGCGCGACGAAGCGGGAGAGTTCCTCGAGCGGCCCGGTGGCGGGCAGCGCGAGCGAGGCAATACCTGTGAGCATGGCGAGCAGTCCCGCCCACCAGGTCATGGAATTGGGTCGGATATATCGCATGGGCTCAGGCCCTCCGGATCAGGGTGGAGACGAAGGCCGCCAGCCGGGCGAACCAGCCGGTCGGCGCGTCGGGAGCAGTATCGATGACCGGCGGCCGCGGTGTCGGCGACGGCCCGCGAGCCAAGGCCAGAGCCTCATCCTCGGTCAGGCGGCGGATCGGCCGCGAGAAGTCCACGCGGCCCGCGCTATCGACGGACCAGACCGGGATCGAGCCGCCGGGATAGCGGCCATGGCGGAACAGGTCACGTTCGGCCTCCCGGCGCGGAATGATCGCGGTCGGTCGCCGCCAATTCAGAAACGCGTTGGCGGCTGCAACGCGATTGCCGGCGTTCAGATACCGGGTCAGCGCGGCCTTGGCGATCCCGCCGGTGTTGTAGTGAAAGCTGACCAGCGCATCGAACTCGTGCGCCGCCAGCGGCGCCTTCACCGCGCGCATCACGGCGGCCTCGTAAGCAGCCAGGTCGGCGCGGAAGACCCGGAACGCCTCCCGTATCCCGGCATCGAGATCGGCGGGCATCCCACGTGGCATCGTGGCCGGATCGGGCTCCCCGGCTGCGGCCGTGTGGCCGATGCCGAAGGTCCAGACCTGTTTCACATCGAGATAGGGTCCGGGCACGAGTCCTTCGTGCCGGACAAGGGCCAAGAGGCCCTGTTCGGTCATTTGCATGAGAAATGTCCTTGTTTGATGAGTGCGCTCAGCGCGCGGCGAGGTCTTCGAGATCTTCGGTCAGCGCTTCCAGCCGCGCGACAATGCCGGAAATCCGCACATCGATGACCGCAATCCGTCGATCCGCATCGACGATCTGGCGGTGCACATCCGGCGAGACGGCCTGCAGGTCCGCAACGCGATCTTCAAGCGCAGTGACACGGGTGTTCTGAGCACCTGCCCACCAGATCGCCATGCCACCTTGAACAGAAATCGCGAACGCGAGGCTCACGAATGAAATAACGACACCCGCCTGGATGCCGCCTGTTTGGTCTGCCATCCGTATCTCCCTGGTTCAGCGGCGGGTTTCGATGAGTGGAATGGAGGTGATTGAACCGAGCCGCTCGAGATCGATCGTCACGTCGAGTACGTCGGTGTCGAAGCGGACCGGCACGTCGAACTCGAAGCCCGCGGTGATTGCGACACCGGAGCCCGGCGCGGCGCTGAAAGTGACAACGCCGTTCGTGGTGTCGACGGACCAGCCGCTCGGTTGTTCCGTGCCATCGAGGGCGACGCTCACTGTGTCGGCGACCGGCTTGGTGATCGTCCGTGCCCATGTCTGGCTGCCCGAGTCGTAATGCTTCACCAGCTGGAAAGCGGTCGTCGCGCCATCACCGGTGCCGATGATCTGGTCAGTCGGTGCCGGTGTGCCCGAGGGCAGGCAGGACTTGTGGTCGCCCCAATCCTTGAACCGGAAGCCATGGAGCCGCCCGTTTCGCGCCTCGAAGAAGGCGACGACCGCCGCGAGATCGTCGGCGCGGCGGATGCCATAGGCGACGTCGTAGCGCCGACGGGAGTTCGCCCAGCTGGCGTTGCGTTCCTCGTCACCCGAGGCCAGCTCGACGATCTGCGTGCGCCGCTCTGGTCCGCCGCGCGCGCCGCGACTGATATCGTCCGGAAACCGGACTTCGTGGAACGCCATGGCTCAGAGCCCCCTCCGCCCGAGCGACACAGCGCGGGCGATGTCTGCGGCGACCTGCGTCCGGGACTGCCGGAAGCTTTCGGCGTCGCGGGCCATGATCGTCACGTTGACCCCGCCGCCCGCGCCATAGGCCTGCGCTTCCCGGCGCGAGAGCACGCGCTCGCCGCGCTGCAGGATCGCGGGCACCTCGTCGTGTCGAAGTCCGGCCATGCCGCCGCCATGCATTCGTGGGGCGGCGGCGAAGACCATGGACGGGACCATACGCGAGGGCCCCGCGGAACCCACCATGCCGCCCGCATGCAGGACGTTGGCGAAGATGCCACCCGCTCCGGAGAACACGCCGGAGAGCGCATTGGCGATCGGCCCTAGGATGAACCGCCGTGCCGCAAGTTGGGCGAGATCGGCGAGCAGCGAGGTCACCAGGTCGCGGAAGTTCAGCTTGCCGGTCTTCACGAACTCGCCCACTGCATTCTCGGCGGACTGGAAGGCGCCGACGAGGCTCTCGCCGATATCGCCACCAATCTCACGCGCCTTGCTGGCGTAGTCGGAGAGTGCCGCCGTGACCGCCTGCCAGCCGGTGACCGCCGTCTCCACATTCGGCTCGGCCGCGGCAGCTACGACGCCTGCGGCGGCACCGGCGTCGGTCGCCGCCTGTCCGGCACCGTCGAGCGCCGTCTCAAACCGCTCCGCTGCGGCCGTAGCGTCGGCCAACACATCGGCCCCATCCTCGTCGGCTCCGCGCACCGCGTCGCGGAGCGCCTGCCAGCTTTCGAGCGGCGCGCGGGCGCCCTCGGCCAAGTCGCGCGCCGCGCCCCGGTACAGGTTCGCTGACTCGAGCGCGCGGTTCGCCGCCTCGGCCAGACCAAGGTCGGGCGCGGTGAGCGGGTTGTCCTCGAAGGCCCGGTCGAACGCCGTCTGCGCTGCAGTCGTCGCGGCCGTCGCGGCCCCCTCAAACCGGTTCTCGATCTGGCCCAGCTCAAGATCCGGGATAATCGAGATGCGCCGCTCTGACCCAAGCGCCTCCAGCCCCTGATTAATCCCGCCGATGAACGTGTTGATCCGCGAGACGACGCCGTTCAGCATGGCCTCGATACCGTCGATCAGGCTGTTGGCGGCCTGAAACGCCAGGTCGCCGATGGCGGCGGGCAGCAGTCCCCAGATCGCCTTGATCGCCTCGTAGGCGCCTTCGAAGGTGTTCGCCGCCGTATTTCCGAAAGCCACGACGCTCTCGATGGCGCTCTGCATGCCCGAGGCTGCGTCCGCCTTCAGGTCGAAGAACATCGCCGTGGCGGCTGCACCCGCCGCCGCCGCGCCCATTCTGATCCGCTCCCAGACCTCGACAGCGAGGTCCTTCAGGAGCGACATGGCCTCGCCGAATCCGCCAGCGCCTGAGACAAGGCGCGTGAACTGATAAACGAGCTCACCCGCGCCGACGATGAGCGCACCGATACCGGTGCGGATCAGCGCGCCGCGCAGCACGACGAGCGCGGTGGCGAGGCCCCGGACGGAGAGCGCTGCAACTGCCATGCCAGCCACCCATCGGCCCGCGAGGAACGCGGCGAAGGTCGCGGCGTAGGTGGTCAGGCGGCCGATGTTGTCGAAGAGGCCGCGGATCGCGATGCCGAGCGGGCCGGTGCGACTGGCGATCGCCGCCATGGTGTCGGCCACGGCTTCCAGCGCAGGGGCCGCGGCGACCGCCAGCTGGTTCGACAGCCCCCGCCAGATCAGCCCAAGCCGGGAGATCGCATCGTTCGTCCGCTCGATCTGGTCGGCATCTTGTTCGGAGACGACGACACCGAAGGCGAGGACATCCTCCGTTGCCTGGCGCAGTGTCGCGGTGTCGATCCGCGACATGGAGATGGAGCCTTCCTCGCCGAAGAGCTGGCCCGCCACGGCGGCGCGTTCTGCGGCGGGCACGAAGCTCTCGATTGCCGCGTTGATCGCGCCGACGCGTTGGTCCAGCGGCAGGGCGATCAGCTCGCCCGCCGAAAGCCCCAACCGGTCGAGCGCGTCAGCAGCCGGGCCCGTCCCGGCGGCCGCCTGGCTGAGACGGCGCGTCAGATCCTTCGTGGCCTGCTCGATGCCGGACATGGACACGCCCGCCAGCTCGCCTGCGCGCTCGAGAGTCTGGATCGAGGCGACGGTCGTGCCCAGAGACTGCGCTAGCTTGGCCTGCGCATCGACCGTCTGTAGTCCAGAGCGGATCATCGCCACGCCAGCGGCGGTCGCGGCCGCAACGGCAGCAGCGGCAGCCACACGCACCCGCCGCGAGAAGGCCGCGAGCCGTGTGTTCGCCGCTTCCATCTCCCGGCTCAGCCGACCGAAACCTCGGGCACCGGCTTCGCCGACACCTTCCAGCTCGGCGCGCACCTGTCGCCCGCCAACCGCGGCGAGGCGGACGCTAACGCGCTTCTCGGCCATTCTACCGTTCCATCTGTTCGTTGAGCTTGGCGACCATCACCGCTTCGATGACGGGCAGCAGTTCTGCCGCGGCAGCTGGCGGCACGCCGAGGGCGTCGCCGAGCGTAAGCGCCGCGGTCAGGTCCCAACCGATCACGGCGCCGGGCACAGCCCGCAACTGGCCGCCCATGCGGCCGACCAGGTCCCAGACCTGCCAGCCCTCATGGGTCAGTGGCCGGTTCAGCCGCGCCGGGCAGTCTGGGCAGGCTTGCGGGCACGCTTGGCAGTACCGGTCGCCCCCGCCGAAGGACCATTCGGCAAGGGCGCGGAGGCGTTTTTTTCCTGCTCCAGCAGCAGGCCCTTGGAGACGTAGGTCAGCTGGAACGCCTCGAAGATCGGCCAGACATCGAGCAATGCGTCGATGGCCTCCGGGCTCGGGTCGACCGGGTTGCCGTCGGCGTTGCCAATGCCCTCCCAGGCCAGCAACGCCCGCCGCGCCAGCGCTTTGGCGAAGGCGACGGCGCGCTCCTCGTCGGACGCCTCCTCGGGAACGGCCTCGACTGCCGGGTCGCTGCGGGACGCTACCATCAGAGCGGTGGTCAGCGGGCGCAACTGCACCCTGACGCCGGAAGCGAGGTCATGCCAGCGCGGCGCGTTTGTCAGATCAAGCGTCAGCATCCTCAATACACCTCTATGTCGTTGATCAGGGTTGCGGTGCACATCCGGCCGACCACACTGTCCCGCGCCGCCTGCCAGTCGAAGGTGGCCTGCACCCCCTGCGGACCGGAAATCTCGATCCGCGGGCGCGGCAGGTAGACAGCGTGTACCGTGAAGGTGAAGCTCTCGCCCGAGGGCAGCGCGTAGCCGAACTCAAGTTCACAGGGATCGCCATTGATCGCCTGCGTCACCAGCGTGCTATCGGCGAAGCGGACCTCGATGGAGCCGGTCAGCGCGGCGATGGACGGGTCCGCGCCATCGATGCGACCGTCGTTCCGGATCGTCTCGATCCGGTCGAGGTTGTTGGCATAGGTGATGTCAGCCGAGACGACATTGCCGAGGGCCGAGCCGTTGCGGGTGATCGACCCGTTGAAATGCCCGAAGCGTTTCAGTTCGAGCGCGGCCGGCGTCCCGGCTCCGGTCGTCGTGCCTACGGTCTCGCCCTGCGCCACCAGACGAGCGGTCGCCGTCAGCAACCCCGAGCGCTGCATTTGCCAGTTGATCTGGTCGAGAGCGCAGCCGGAATACATCGCATAGCGCGGCACTTCGGGCATGCCGGTCTCGATGGAGAGGCTCGGCAGCGTCCAGGCACCCGACTGGAACTCGTGTGTCCAGGGGCCGGTACCGGTCGTGGTCGGGTCACCAAAAGCCGCCTTCAACCAGAACCCGAAGGCCTCGGCGTCAAGCGGTACGACGACATCGCCATCGGCCGTCACCGCGTCCTTGATCGGGGCCAGCGGGTCGCGACCGTAGCCCAGCAGCTCCGAGTTCAGCAGAGGCTGTTCCGCGCCCAGTGAGGTACTGGCGAAGGGCATCTTCGTGAAACCGCCCGCCGGGGGCGTTCCATAGGTCGTCTCGAACGCAAGCGCCATCTGCGCCCGCGCCCCTTGGGCTCGTGCCATCGTATTCTCCTCGGATTGTCGAGATCAGCTTAGTGGGTCGGCCGTTGAATAGTGCAGGACGACCGGGATGACGGCCGCTTTCAGGCTCGCCGCGCCCTCGACCGGCAGATCGACCGGGCGCGGGGCTTCGGCCTCGACCCAATCGCAGAGCCCGCCCAGCGTGCGGTCGGCTGCGAGCGCCGTGCCGATGCTGATGGTCAACGTGTCGAAGGCGGCGTCACGGTTGGCACCCTGCACCACCGCCTCGATCTCGGCTCGGTGCTGGTAGTGGTAGGCGAGCGGCGACAGCGTCACTTCGGGCTCCCCCGGCTCGCCGTCCCGCAGGATCAGCAGGCCCTCGGCCGGGACTCGCTCGGGTAGCACCTCACCGCGCAGGGCGGTAGCGGCCAGCGTCGAGAGCCGCGCGTGCAGCGCAGTGAGGATGGTTTCGCGGGGGGTGGGCATTATGCTATTCGGGCTTTCTTGGGATGATCGAGGCGATCATCATCATGTTGATCATCGTGGTGAACATGATCTTTCCGGTGAGGCCGATGCTGATCATCCCCATGATGATCATTGACATGTACGGCGTTATACCGTACATAAACCGGCGAAGGAGACCGATTATGTTTGCGATCGAAACCACCGCACCTACGCCGGGCAAGATGGAGGCGCGCAAAGAGTTGCGCATGCATCGTGCTGATGAAGAGCGTATCAAGGCTGCAGCTGCTGCCACTGGCCTGCAGGAAGCTGACTTTATTCGTCAGGCGGCCCTTCTGCGCGCGCATGAAGTGGAACAGCGCATGTCTCTCTCCATTTTGCCCATCGACGCGTTTGAAGCTTTCAAGGCTGCTGTAGAGGCACCGGGACAGGTTGTGCCCGGTCTGGCAAGGGCCGCGGAAGTGTCGAAGGGCCTCCTGAAGGATGCCGACTGAGACCGCTGACAGAACGGGGGCGGAAACGCCCGCCCTCACAATCGCCAAGTTCGACAAGGCGCTGCATGACCGCAGCGCCTTCTCTTGTGGCTTTGGCCCCATCGACAACTTCCTGAAGTCGTCGCTCTCGGACCAGATCAAGACCGGAATGGTCGCCGCATGGATTGCCACAGCTGGCGACGATCCTGCCGTGTTGGGCTTTTACACTCTCGGCGCGATGGCCGTCCGAGCGGATCTTGGACCCAAGAAGTGGCAGCGCGCCGGTGTGCCCGACATCCCGGTCATCTACATCCGTGCGGTTGCCGTGCGCGAAGACATGCAAGGCAAAGGGCTCGGAACCGCCCTTGTTGTCGACGCCATGCGGCGCAGTTTGCAAATAACTGAGGAGATGGGAGCCGCAGCCATCGTCCTCGATGTGCTCAAGGACGATCACTTCAAACGCCGCTGGAGCTTCTACGAAGAACTCGGCTTCCAGCCGCTCGGCGACCCTCAAAACCCCGAGCGCGTCTTCATCCCAATGGCGAATGTGCGCGCAACGCTGGGCTGAAGAGCCAATCGGCATCAAGTCCGCACCTCCACCCAGTTCGCGACGATCAACCCCGGCACGCCATCGAGCGCCCGCTCGGCATCGCGATCTAAGTCCAGGCGCTTCGGCAGCTTGACCTGCGGGACCAGCAAGAAGATTGGGGCGGTGACCTGGTTGCGGCCGGTCTTCGAGCGCGATGCCACCGCCTGACCGCGTTTATTGATACGAGCACGATCGGCGACGAGCAGGCTCGGACCTCGGCGGCGATAGACAAAGCGCAGGCGCAGACCGCGCCGACGTTTCCATTCGCCCGGCGTGATGCGGCGACCGCGTAGGCCTCGACCTGCTGCTTCGGTCGGGATCGCAAGGTAGAACCCATCTTTCGAGCGGATCAGCGGCCCCGTGTCATGCGCGCCAACGATGACCGGGGCCTTGGACCAGACCAGCGCGGCCGCATCGAGTCTTTCGCCCGCGCGAGGAAAGGTCTGGTTGCGGATCGAGTTGGCGAGCCGTCGCCCAAGCCCTGCGCCGGTGATCTGCAAACGCCACGAGGACTTCAGCCCGGTGCCAGCCTCGCGCATCGCTGCGGTGACGGCTTTCTCGCCTGCCATTACCTCCGCGGCCATTGCGGCAACGAGATCGGGCCTTCGGTGGAGATTTGGTCCACTGGACCAAATCTTGCCCACCTCAGTGTCAAGCGTCAGCTTCATGCCGGGCGCAGGTCCACGGTCCAGACGAGCCGCTCGCGGTCGCGGACGGGCTCGCCCTGGATGAGGAAGGCCTCGCCGTCGATCTCGATGCGGTCGCCGGGGCGTGGGTTCGCGACATCGGTCACGCGTAGATCCAGCCGGGTGGTCTCCGACCAGATGCGGGCCTCGCCGAAGCCGGTGACGTCGTCTGGTCGCCGCAGGATCGCGCGGACCAATGTCGGCGCGCCGCTCTCCGCCGTGTAGACGATATCACGCGCGAGATGCACGTCCGCGAAGAGCGCATCCAGTGCCATAGCGACGGCGGTCATCAGGTCCGGCGGGCCTGTCGCAGCACTTGCGGGCGGGTGCAGATCGGTAGCGGATTGCTTTCAATCTCCAACCGCACCCATTCGTCACGATCCCGGTCCGGAATGGTGCGCGCATAGAGCGGCAGTCCAAGTGTGTTCACCGTCTCGAAGGTGTCCGCTGGCGCGTGATAGATCTCGAAGAGGCCCTCGACGCCTTCAGGATAGAAGAACGCCTTATCCGTCGGCACCCCGAAGGCAGAGCTGCCTCGGTAGCGGCGGAAGGTGATGCCGCCAAAGCTGACTTCGTCGGCCACGCGACCGCGGAGATCGGCCGCCGCAGCGGTGTTGAGGTAGGTTTCTCGGACTTCCTTGTGCGCCACGAGATCGGCGAAGAAGGCAGATCCGCATTCGGCGCGCACTATGACCGCCCCTGCCGCAAGCCCGCCGAGGCTTTCTTCCACGCTTTCAATCAGCGCCTGGCAGCGCTTGCGCAAGGCGCCGGAGCCGGGCGAGGAATTGTCGAGATCAAAGTCGATTTCGGCCGCAGGCGTGATCCCAAACTCGGCGGCATAGTCGATGACCGTCGCGCCGTCCTTGGGGTCTTTCACGATGCCCTGAATGCCATTGAGGAAGTGATACTCAAAGGTCGCCTCCGCATCCTGACGCAAGCGCCGCAGCCGGTGGGCCACCTCGGTCTGCACCTGTTGAGTTGCGGTTTCGGATCCGAAGTCGCGCACCGACTGGATCTCAGAGGCCCAGAGCACGTCTTGCTTCTTGAACTGGCGGCACACGAAGGCGCGCATATCGCGCCGCTCGGGCACCTGCTGCTCGTAAGCTGAACCGCGTTCGGAGAACGGGATCAGCGACAAGGTGCCATCGCGGCTCTCAATGAACACGGTGCGGGCGCGCACGCCGCGCGGGCTGAAGAGGTTTGAACTGGAGAGAAGCGCCGGTTTGAACGGGATGTTCTCCAGCGCGCGGGTGAGCTCGATGACCGAGAAGGCATCGGCTTCGAAGATGTCCATCGTGGCCATCGTGTTTCCTTTCAGGAGTGTTGGGGATCAGCGGACGAGAATGCCGGCCGCGAGCAACGCGGTATGCGCGGCGGCAATCTCGGGTTCGGTCGGAGTGCCGGCAAAGACGAGATCGTAGCGGTTCACGACGGCGGGACCACGCAGGAGCACGACCGCGTCGACATCACCGCCGGTGGCATCCACATTGCCCCAAAGCACGGCGACGGCGGTCTCGGTGCCGTCCGTGGCACCGGGATCGTGGGCTGCGTATTTGCCAGAGGCGGTGATACGGCCCAGCACAGTGCCGGGGGAAAGGTCGCCAGCGGCGATGGTCACTACCTCGCGGGTGTAATCGCGGAAGGCCTCCCAGACGAGAAAGCCACCGGGATGGGTTGTTTCGGAAAGCGTGGGCATGGGTCACTGTCCTTTGCGCTTGAAGGTTCGGGCGATGACATCGCCCCAGGGTTTTGCCACGGAGCCCGGTCCGGGCTGCGAATGGGCGGCGGAGATGTCCGGATCGGATTTGGCGCGCGCCTCCAGAAGTGCTGCCCGCACCGCCTCGAGGCTGGCGTTTTGCTCCAGAAAGCCAGCGGCCATCTGTGGCTGACCCGCGAGGCGACAAAGATCGACGACCGCCTTGGCATGGGCCATGGCTTCCGCCCGGATTGTGTCTGGGTCAGGGACTGGATCGGGAGGCGGATCCACAATCTGTGTATCGCTTTCGCCTTCTGCAGCTTCGGGCTCAAGCGCGGCGTCCACTGCGGGTTGGTCCTGCGCGGCTTCAATCAGCGGCGCCGGTGCATTGCGGAAGGCCGCAATGTCGAACCGCGCTGCGATCCGCAGGGGCTCCGCCATCCGGTCGGCAAGTCCGGCCTCTATAGCGTCAGCCGCGTCGAACCAGGTTTCAGCCGTCATCAACGCGGCGATCTCATCGTCGGGTTTGCCGGATTTCGCGGCGTAGCCCTTGATTAGGCTGCCCGCGATTTTGTCGAGCGCCTCGGCCATGTCCCGCATATCGCTTGCGGTGCCCATCACTAGCCCCGAAGGGTCGTGTATCATCAGAAACGCGTTCTCGGGCATGACGATCTCATCGCCTGCCATGGCGATGTAGGACGCGGCGGAGGCGGCAATACCGTCGATGGTCACCGTGACCTTGCCGTCGTGACGCTGCAGCGCGTTGTAGATTGCCACGGCATCGAAGACCGAACCGCCCGGGCTGTTGAGGCGCAGGTCCAGGTCCGTGCCCGCCTCCAACGCACCAATTTCCGCGATGAACGCCTTGGCGCTGACACCATAGGCACCGATCTCATCATAGATCGAAAGTTCCGCGCCCGTGTCCCGGGCCCGGATCGAATACCAGCTGTTCATAAACTCACTCCTGTTCGGTGGTGTCGCCGTCACCGCCGTCGTCCTCAGGTGGTCGGTTCGGCGTGGCGCGCGCGCCTTGTGTCTCGCCCGGACTTGCGCGGTAGGTCAGACCAAGCTCCTCCGCCCGCTCTCGGTCGGCAGCGTTTTCCCGATCGATTTCCTCGATGTCGTAGCCTGTGGCCTCGACGGCCTTGCGGCGTGATAAAAGCCCGGCCTCAATGGCCAGAAGCTGCGCCTGAATATCCTTGAGCGGATCGACCCAATCCCACCGAGGTGGGATCCACTGCACCGGCAACGCGGTGTTGAGATCGTCTAGGTCGAGCGCGCCAGAGATCGTCGCGGCTTCCAGCCAGCGCCGCCAGATCGGTCTGCAAAGCTGATGGGCAATGACCCCGTGCTGAAGCTGCCCGACGCGGCGTCGGAACTCGACGAGCTCGGCGCGCAGGCTCGAATAGTTGGCCTGCCGGACATCGCCGGTGACCAGGTGATACGGCAGCCCGACCGAGGCCGCGATGCTGAGGAGCGTCCGGTATTGGAACGCCTCATACCCGCCACCCACATCGGCGGGGCTTGAGAATTTCACATCCTCGCCCGGCAGCAGCACCTGCAGCGTCCCAGGTTCCAGGCTGGCGATCCCGGTGCCGTCCTCGGCATCCTCGGTCTCACCCATCAGCGGTTCTTCGGGCGCGGTCTTGGTGATAAAACCGGCGAACATTGCCGCGGTCTTTTTCCGGTCAAGCTCAGCATCATCGTATTGATCGAGCAGAAAGAGCCGCACCATGGCCGGTGCCACATGCGGCAGGCCGCGGATCTGACCAGCGTCTATGGGCCGGAAGATGTGCAGGACGTCATCAGCCGACACTCGCACCGTTTCCGGAACAACCTCCCCCTGATCCGTGCTGTCGCCGGGATGACGGCGGCGGAAGTGATAGGCGACGCGCCGACCGATCCCATCAAACTCGATGCCACAGCGGATGCGATTGCCATTGGCGGCTGTTTCAGTCTTGTCAAAGGGCAGCATCTCCGATTGCAGAAGCTGCAGTTGCAGAGGAACGCGCAGCCCATCTTTGGGTCGCCTTGGTCGAAGGCGGACAAAACACTCACCCGCGACGAACATCTCGCGCGCCACCATGGCCTGCAGGCCGTAAAAGTCGGTCAGCCCGTCCGCATCCGCCTCGTCGGTCCAGGCCAACCAGAGCCGTTGCACCCGGTCGCGCAGATCAGCATCCTCAATCAGAGAGGACGGTTTGATCCCATCGCCCACGAGGTTCGCGGCAAAGGCTTCGCAGGCGTTGGCAGCATAGCCATTGGTCACCACAAGTTCCCGCGCACGCGCCAACAGCCTTGGCCCACCCGCCGCGACCAGGGAGTTGATGTTCTCCAGCGGCGGTTGCCAACCGCGCAGCCTCCGACGCGCCATAGCCCCTTCAAGGCGCGCGCGCACGCCTTTTGCCCCGCCGGAACGGGATCGAAACACATCGAAGAGCCCCATGGATCAGAGGCCCTTGTCCGTGGTCACACGCGGGTGCCGGATGACTCGACGTCCTTCGGCGGTGGCTATCTCACGGTCCAGTGCCTCGATAGCACGGTCGATCTCGGCGATGCTGCGATACTCGACGGTCTTGCCATCGTAGCTGACCCGCGCGACGCCAGATGACCGCGCGGCGGTCAGCGCGTCCTTGCGCGCCTGAAATTCCGCAAGCGTTGCGATTGATTATCCCATGTAGTTGGAGCGCACCGAACGTCTGCGTGACGCCGGGCGGTGGGTCCGTGCAGGTGCGGTGTTCCCTCCGCTATCGCTGCTTTGTGGCGCGACCTGCCGCTCCAGTTCATCCCATTGCGCGTCAGACCAGCGGTCCGCGCCCGTAATCCAGGCGGCTGCGCGAGCATAGACCCGGCAATCGAGCGCCTCGTTGCGGTCGCGCAGTTTCTGCCACTCCAGTTTGGCAAAGCCGCGTTTGTTGCGGACGGTGACCAGTTGCTCGGCGACCAACTGCTTCAGCCATTCGCTATCGGTCCAACCCGGGAGATGGATCGTGCCTGGGGCAAAGGCAGCGTCGATTATGGTTTCGTCCTCGGACGGTCGATCTTGACGCAGGAAGCGATAGGTCTCCGCCTTGAAGGTGGAGGTTGCCACGGTCCAGAGCCGTGCGCCCCGCCGCAATCGTTTTCCGCCGATGGTGGCGTCGACATAGGTCGGTCCCGATACGGGTGCTGCTCTATTGAAGCCTTCGACGCCTTTCACGGGCGAGACTTGCGCAAATCCAACCTGACGGGCCCATGCATACACCGCGCTGGTTTCGAACCCGGTGTCTATCGCCAACCGTTTGATCGGCAGCGCCACGCCATTGGCGTGAGACCATGTGCGGCTGAGCAGCCGACCCAGCTCTTGCCAACAGGCGTCTGACCCCGGCCCACCTTCGATGACCACATGGTCAATAAGCCAGCTTTCCAGACTGCGGCCCCAGGCCCAGACATCGACCTCGATACGGTCTTTCTGAACATCGGCCCCGGCGGTCAGGAACAACCCGCCGTCAGGGACGATTCCGGCTGCCCACTCCTCCTTCAGACCGGCCAAGCGCTGCCAGTCTGGCGCATCACCGGTTTCAACCCAAGTCTCCCCGAGCGAGGTGTTGACGAAGGTCTTCATCGCCTCGTCGCCACCGGCCCGGGCCGACAGAAACGACCGCACCATCGCGTCAAGTCTCACCCAAGGCGAGTAGATCTCGTTCAGATGGAACCCGGCCGTGCCCCCAAAGGGCCGCTGCGCAATCCAGTGACCTTTGGCAACGGCGGCCCAGCGGGTTTCATCCGTCCAAGGCTCGTCACACTCGATACAGTGATATCGGGCGGTTTCAGGCCGGTGCGCCCCAGACGGGCCCTTGTTCCATTTCACCTGGCTCCAGGTCAGGACCTGGTCGGTGCCGCAGCACGGGCATGGCACCCAGAATTTCCGTTGGTCACTTTCCTCATAGGCCGTTTCAATGCGGCTCGATCCTTTGTTGGTTGGCTTAGAGACCAGCACGATCTTGCGGTTCCAGAAGGTTACGGTCCGTTTCTTCGCCAGGTTCACCGGATCCCCCTCGGCCCCGGCGCTGAACGGGTAGCGATCCACCTCGTCACAGAGCAGCAGCCGGATGGGCCGGCTGGCCAGGCCAGACGGTGCATTGGCACCTACAATGGTCAGGTGCCCGCCCGGAAACCTCTTGTGCAGGATCTTGTTGTTGCCATCGCGGGATTTCGGGTTGGCGATCTTATCCTGCAGGCACGGCGTGTCGCGGGCCATGGGCGAGAAGCGGTCCTTCGACCAGGTTTCCGCATCCCGCTCGGTCGGCATCACCACCATGATCGGCGCCGGGTCTTGGTCGATGTGATAGCCGACCGCGTTGTTCACCACCTCCGTCTTGCCCACCTGTGCCGAGGACATGATGACCACGGTTTCTGTTGCGGCGTCCGAGATCGCCTCCATGATCCCGCGCTGATATTCCGCCCGGCTCGTGCGCCATTGGCCGGGCTCCGCACTGGCCTCCGAGCTCAGGCGTCGGTTTGCATCGGCCCAATCACTGATCGTCAACTCCGGCGGCGGTCGCAGCGTCAGCAGCGCCCGTGTCACCGTCCGGCGCAGGATCGGGCTGCTCGTCAATGTCAGTCTGTTCTGGTGTGACATGGGTATCCGCGAGATCATCGAGCACCTCGCGGAGGGTGGCGCGGATCAGGTTCCGGGTGTCTGCGACCGTTGATTGGTCATGGGCGAGCGGCGCAAGCCGGTCAGGCAACGCCAGAAGCCGCGTGCGCAGCAGCGCAAGCACCGCAATCCACGCGGCCTCGACATCCTCAGCCGCCAGGACTGAGCCACGCTTTTTATCGGCCTCGATCTCCGCCAAATCCGCCCGCGCGCGAATGAACCGGGCCCGTTCGGACGCATAGTCCGGCGCACCCGCCTGTGCCTTGGCCGCCTGATCGCGCAGATACTGGACATAGCCGCGGACCGAGCCGACGAGCTCATACTGGCCGCGATTGGCTTTGGGTATGACCCCTTCACGGCTGAGCTGCTGAACCCGCCGTTCGGATAGATCGAGTAGTTTCGCGATCACTCCGATGGGCTGGGTCGCTGACGACATGTGATGATCCTTATGCCTCGATCAAAGCACTGATATTGCTGCGATTATACTGGATAAGCACCCGCCGCAGAGCGAAGCTGCTTACAACAAAACGACCCAGCCAAAGGAGCTACCCGAGTGACCCGCCTGAACCCGCAGACAACGCCCCGCCACCAGCTTCGCGCCGAGAAAGCGCGCCGCAACAAGGGTGAGACCGGTTCCGCCACCGGTTCGAGGAACCGGTC